AAGTATTATGGATGTTATTAAAGAAGCACATAATAGAAAAACATTTTCCGATTTAAGAAAAAAGAGAGCTCAATGTCCAGAAGGTAGATGGAGAGGTTTTACTGATATTTATAGATTATGTCATTTTTATTTTCCTGAAGTAACTGTTAAAGAATTACATAATAAATTATTAAAAAGAAGTAGATCATTTTGTAATGAAACTAATCAAACAGTTTTTTATAATTTTACAGCGACATCTTATCATTCTAATGAAGTTATTAAAATTAATTTGAAAAATGGTAAACTTGTAGAACTAGATATTGAATAGAAATTTATGGGTATATGATATAGAGACTCTCAAGTCTTGTTTCACATATTCAGCAATAAATGTAGATACAGAAGAAATAGTTCAATTTGTTATTCATAATGATAGATTTGAACTAGAAGAATTAATAATTCATTTAAAACAATGTAAAGGAGGAATTGGATTTAACAATGTTAACTTTGATTATCCTATTATACATTTAATACTACAAAAAGCTAGTTTTTGGCAATCTCAATTAAATTATTATGGAGTTATATCAATTCAAGATATAATTGATGATATATATGAGAAAGCTCAAGAAATTATTGAGTCTCAAAATCAAGATAATTTTGTTAAAATTGTAGCTATAAAGAGAAAAGACGTTTTAATACAACAATTAGATTTATTTAAATTATGGCATTTTAATAATAAAGCAAGAGCTACTTCATTAAAATCACTTGAAATATCTATGAACTTTCCAAATGTAATGGAAATGCCTATAGACCATACAAGAAATGATATTACAGAAGATGAAATTGAGAGTATATTAAAGTATAATCTTAATGATGTTCTGGCTACATTTGAATTTTATAAATTAAGTGAAGCTAAAATTAATTTACGTAAGGATTTGATTAATAAATATAATCTCCCTTGCATAAATTATCCAGATAGTAAGATAGGTGAAGAATTAGTATTAAAGTTATTTTCTGAAGCTACAGGACAAGACCCTTGGGAAATTAAGGAACAAAGAACCTACAGACCTAATATTAAAATTAAAGATTGTATCTTTGATTATATTAAATTTGAATCAAAAGAATTTAATAGTTTATTAGAAGATCTTAAGAATAGAGAAGTAAGTAATACTAAAGGTGCAATAGCTAATAGTGTTATTTATAAGGGTTTTAAATATGATTTCGGAACAGGAGGAATACATGGATGTATAAAACCAGGAGTATATGAGTCAGATGATGAATATATAATTATTGATGCAGATGTAGCAAGTCTATATCCAAGTATAGCAGTACAAAATAAGCTATTTCCAGCCCATTTAGGACCTAAATTCTGTGAAGTGTATGAAGATATACTAAATCAGAGAATAGTAGCTAAAAAGGCAGGAAATATGACTCTTTCTGATGGATTTAAATTAAGCTTAAATAGTGTATATGGTAAATCCAATGATATACATAGTTTCTTATATGATCCTCTATATACATTAAAAACTACTATTAATGGTCAATTAATGTTAGCTATATTAGCTGAATCATTAGTAAGCAATATTGAAGATTTAACTGTATTACAAGTTAATACTGATGGTATAACAGTTAAAATACATAAGAATTATGTAGGTGATTATTACAAAATTTGTAATGATTGGTCTTCTTTACATTTATTAAATTTAGAATATGTAGAATATTCTAAAATGATAATAAGAGATGTTAATAACTATATGGCTATATCTACAAAGGGTAAAGTTAAATATAAAGGAGCTTTTGAAATTCAAAAAGAACTTCATAAAGATAATTCTTTTAAAGTAGTACCTTTAGCTATATCAAATTACTTTGTTAATAGGATACCTGTTGAGGAAACAGTGAAGAATCATAGAAATATTTATGATTTTTGTGGAAGACAAAAGTTTGGTAAAGATAGTTATGGAGAAACTCATCATTTAGATGTAGACAAAGAAATTGTTGAAAAACAACAAAAAAATGTAAGATATTATATATCAACTCCAGGTTATACATTTATCAAGCAATATAAGAAGGGAACTAGTGAAATTATTAATAAAGGATTTGAAGTGACAGTATTCAATGATTTTGTTGAGAAGGAATGGAATGAATATAATATAAATTATAATTTTTATATTATGGAGTGTAAGAAGATTTTAGAAGTAATAGAAACAAAACAAATGAGTTTATTTTAATGAAAAATAATATAACAGATAAACCTACTTTACAAAAGAAAGTAGAAGTAGTTAAACCACCACCAGTAAAAGAACAATTGTCTGCTATGACAATTAATGAAGTAATAGATGAAATAGAGAATAATCCTGTTTCACCTAAAGATATATTACCTAAAACAGCTCATCATTGGAATAAATTGAAAGATGAACATCCAAAATTAGCTATTATGTATAATGATTTAAATAATTTAGTAGATGTAGCAGGACGTAGTTCAGGATTAAATATAGCTAAAGAGCGTGAAATAGATAATCAACGTAAAGCTATTAGAAATTATGAGATTGTAAATAATATAACTAGAGCAGATCATATTAGATGGTCTGGTTTTTAATATGAATGACTATGAATGTATTGAGCATGAATTCTTAACAAAGCAATTTATTGAAAATAATAAAGAAATAATGTTTAGTGATATTCAAGATAATCAACGAAGGAATATTGAAGAAACATCAGATAAGTTTAGAACAATTCGCAATATTGGAAAGTTTATTCTACAAAGAATATACTCCAATAGAGGAATACCTTTTCCAAGTAAAAAACAGGAAAGAAATAGTTCAAAATCTGATAAGACGAGGATTTTTGAGTCTGTATGATGATGAAATAGGAGCAGATTTAATTCATAATATATTTATTACTGAAAAAGGTGAAGAAGTGATGCAAACCACTAATGAATTTTATGAACAAATAAAGAATACTGAATTAAGTGATGCTGTATTAACAACATTTGACACACAATTTAATGAATTTTGGGAAACATTTCCTACATCTGATAAATATCAAGGGTATCCTCACACCAGAGTATTACGTAGTGATAAAGAACGCTGTAAGAAATACTACAAAAAAGCACTTGAAGAAGCTTCACATGAAGATATAATTAAAGCTTTAGTTTATGAAATTAAAATGAGAGAAAAAAACTCAATAAATAATTTCAAATCTTCGTTTAGTGACTTCAAATTTATGAAAGCAAGTTCTACATGGCTTCATCAGAAAGAATATAATATTTATATTCAACTTATGAAAGAAGATACTGTTGAAAAGAAGGATGTTTTTAGTGAAGATGTATAATGTTTGATAAAATCTATAATAGAATTTTGGAAAATAAAGAAAATAAGGAGCAAGGAAGGGTAAATTCAATTAGTCCACCTTTTCCTAGATTAGCTGAAAAATTTCCAGGATTTGAAAAGGGTAAATATTGGATTATTACAGCAAGTAGTGGAATTGGTAAAACTAAATTTACTAAATTCTTTACTATTGCTTCCATATATAATTTTATCAAATTAAATCCTTCAGTAAAAGCAAAGATCTTTTATTTTGCATTAGAAGAGACTGTAGAAGAATTTTGGATGTCTTTTGTATCAGCAATGTTATATGAAAAATATAATATAGAATTGTCAACTGCACAACTTAAATCACTTGGTAAATTTACAATATCAGAAGATCATTTATCTAAAATTAGAGAATGTGAAAACTTTATTAATGAATTAACATCATTTGTAATTGTAAAAGATCATATTCATAATCCCTTTGGTATATATAAAGAAGTAAGAGATTATTTTGAAAGTTCTGAGTCCGGGGAATATGTTAAAAATGAAATGGGTCATATTACAGGTTATAATCATAAAGATAATACACATTATTTTATAATTACTGACCACGTAGGTTTATTAACTGCTGAAAAAGGATTAAGTCAAAGAGACAGTTTAAGTTTTTTCTCACAAGAATATTGCTTAAAAGGTTTTTGCAAAAGATTTAATTGTACAGTAATTAATATTCAACAACAAGCTGCTGAAACAGAGAAATTAGAGTTTTTTAAAGGTGAAACATTAGAACAAAAAGTTGAACCAAGTCTTAATGGTTTAGCTAATAACAAAGAAATACAACGAGAAGCAGATTTAATATTAGGATTATTTGCTCCAGCAAGATATAAACTAGCTATTCATAGGGGATATGACATAGAAAAGCTTAAGGATAAGTATAGATCACTTCTGTTCCTTAAATAAATAAAATATTTATTAGATATAGTTCAAAAGATACGTTTTATTTTATATCTTTGTATTATGGAAAATACAATAAAATCTGGAATTTACTGCATTAAAAACACAATTAATAATAAAGTTTATATAGGTAGTGCTAAAAACTTAAAACATCGTATTAATAAACATAAATATGATTTAAAAAATAATAAGCATTATAATAAACATTTACAATCATCTTGGAATAAATATGGAGAAGAAAGTTTCTCTTTTGAAATAATAAGATATGTTAAAAATCTTGAATTATTAATAAGATTTGAACAAGTTTATATAAATAGAACACAGTGTTATATAAATACTTATGGTTTTAATAAAAGAAAAATTGCTGAAAGTAATATAGGAAATAAGATTTCTGAATTTGGAAGACATAATATGTCATTAGCCAAAAAAGGAACTAAAATGCATCCGAATACAGTTTTAGCTATAAAAAATTCTATAAATCCAAGAAATAAAGGTAAAAAACAATCAAAAGAAACTCGTAAATTACATTCCGAGATAATGAAAGATTTTTGGAAAAATAAAACTAAAGAAGACAAAAAACTTATTGGAGAAAAAATAAGTAAAAGTTTAATTGGTAAAAAAAGACCAAATCAGAAAATATCTAGAAATGTAATAGATGCAGCAACAAAAGCTAAACTAAAACCTATAATTCAATTTGATATGAATTGGATTAAAATTAAAGAATGGGATAGTATTAAACAATGTTGTGAAGCTTTAAAATTACAAGGATCTTTGATTAATAAAGTTATTAAAGGTGAAAGAAAACATACAGGAAAATTTAAATTCCGATTAAAAATTGAGGCTTAATATAGTAATATATTAAGAAAACCCAGAATATGCTGGAAACTCCTGAAGAGGACAATCAGCAGAGATAGATTAATTAAATTAAAAATATGGAAGAACAAATAGAAAAATTATTAGAAAAATATAATATTAGTGGGAGTCCTTGTGATTCAGAAGCTGAATATAGAATAATAAAATGGTTATTCCAAAATGATTTAATTAATAAGCTCCCAGAGACTACCAATGGGAAACCAAATGATATATGTGAAAATAAATGTACAGGAACATTTTGTACATGTTATCGTAACTATATGAATGGTTGATGGTATAGTCCGATCTGCAAATATAACTAATGAAATTGCAGTTAACAAATTGAAAGACAGAAATTATGGTCTTAATGGATCTTATGTAGGGTTGTATTTTAATGGTGCAACTAACTATTTTGAAGAATTGCCACCAGCAGATGAATTCAAAAAGAATCCTGAATTATACAAACAATACATTTAAATTTGAATAATACTACTAAAAAAATTGAAATTTAAAAAGAAATTATGAAATATTGTCGAGTATAGCAATAGTGGGAAAATCAAGTACTGGTAAGTCTACTAGTCTTGGAGATTTTCCAGAATTAAAAATTAAGGGTTTAAATCCTAAAGAAACAGCTATTATAAATGTAGCTGGTAAAGATTTACCATTTAGAGGCTGGAAAAGTCTTTATAATGGTAAGATAAGTGAAGGTGGTAATTATGCTGAAACATCAGATGCTACTATTATTGCAGAAATCATTAAATTAATCTCTGCATCAAGAACTGATATAAAAAGTATAGTTATAGATGATGCACAATATATTATGGCTTTTGAATTTATGCGTAGAGCTAAAGAAGCAGGTTATAATAAATTTAGTGATATTGGTGTAAATATTAGTAAAATCATGGAAGCTGCTAAAAACACAAGAAGAGATTTAAAAGTTTATTTCTTGTGGCATCCTGAAGCAGATGGAGAATCAGGATTTAAGATGAAAACCGTTGGTAAAATGGTAGATGATTATTTAACATTAGAAGGTTTATTTAGTGTAATTTTATACACTAATGTAACAAAAGGTAATGACAACAAAATGAGTTATAACTTTGTTACTAACTTTGATGGTAAATATCCAGCTAAATCACCAATAGGTATGTTCAAAGACTTATATATTCCTAATGATTTAGGTTTAGTAAGTGAATTAATTGATAAATATAATGATTAAAAATGAATGAAAAGCAAGAGCTTTATTATAAGAAGTTAAGTGGTAAAAATGCCACAATAAGATTTGATTCAGGTCATGGACTACAGGCAGGAACTCCTATTTATATTGCAAAATATAATGCAGAACATGATAAATTTGTAGTTCAATATAATGTTCCTTCAAGTAGAAATCAGCAATCTAGTGCTTTAGTACCTTTAGCTGATATAAATTTAAGAGATGAAAAATACAATCTTAAAAATATTATCTTTAAAGGACATAGAGACGAGAGACCTGATAAATATGAAGATAGCGCAGTAATTGAACTATTACCAGATAAAAAGAACATCTATTTATCTACAACTTTAAGAAGTCTGTTATTAATTGATACTAAATCTGAAACACAATACGTAGGATTTTCATTTGATACAGATACTAAGAGAATTCTTATATTTAAAGCAAAAGATGAAAGCGAAGGTTGGTTAGTAGCAGGCAATGGAAGAATTAAATCTTCAGCAGATTGGAGAGAATTAAATAATACTTATGGTGAGTTGATTTATGTAAGATTAGAATCATATACAGATGATGAACATTTTCCTGGATATGTATTTTACAATTTATATAATCAAACACAATATAATCCACAAGTAAATTTAGAAAATAATGAAGATAGATATAGAATTAATGATGGTACAGGTATATATAATAGAGGATTAAGAGAAAATCCAGTGAAAAAGAAAATGCCTATTGGATGGAATAATGTTACTAGTAATAGTAATAGAGAAACATCAATATTTGATAGACCTTTATCAGAATTAATAGTAGACACACCAGGTATAACTCGTAATACACCAGAATTTTAAAAATTAAAATAAAAAATAAGAAAAGAAATATGATTTCAACAAATGGAGTAAAATCTCAAACAAGTAGCTCATTAGGTAAATACCTTAATATAGGTCGATATAATGTAAAAATTAATGAAATATCATTACGTAAATCAGCAGCAGGTACATCTACTCAGGTAAGTTTTAAGTTGGAGACTCCTCCAATTACTACACCAGGTTGGGAACCAGCAGAAGGTGCTACAGGACAAGTAGGTACTGTAAATACCATCTATATGAAGACTGATGAACAAGTAAATGAATTTATTGGTCAATTAGCTCTATTAGCTGATAAACTAGGTGTACGTGAACAAGTAGATGCTATTGCAGCTGAAACTATTGAAGTGTATATGGAAAAAATCACTCCTCTGATTACTGGAAAATTCTTCTGGGGACGTATTGTGGGTGAACAATATCTTAAGAATGATGGGTCAGGTAAAACTGGAACTCGTCTACACTGGAGTAGATATAAAGCTTTTGCATCTAATGCTGAAGTAGAAGAAAAAGGTTTAGATAAATGTCTAAAAGATCTTGATCCTACAAATAAAAATGATTTACGTCCTGTAAAAGTAGATAATACAACTACAGAGCCTCAACCTAATGGAAATGTATTCTAATATTAAGGTAAAGTTTATACCAAGAGTATTTGAGAATCAAACTATTAGAGGAAGTGTTACAACTATAGATAATAATGAAAAGAAAAACATATATTCTTTCAAAATCTATAAAGCAGATGCTTCCCCTTTAGTTAATTTCAGTGATGAAAAACCTCAATACTTAGACGTAATTAAACAAAGAATTCTAACAGAATATAAACCAGTGAGATGATAACTACAAAGGGAAAACAAATACTTCCTCTATCAAAGGAGAATATTTTATTATTTATTACAGATGAACAAATCTTTAGGAGATATATAGATAAAAACTTTGAGATTGGGGAAGTATTTAGTTCCCCTTTAAGACCTGGAAGTGATCCACATCCATCATTTGCTGTTTACTATAATAGATTTGTACAGAAATTAATGTACAAAGATCATGGTGCAGGAGGTGATGGAGGTGATTGCTTTAAGTTTGTTATGAGATTGTATAAATGCAATTTCTGGGAAGCTTGTAATCAAATAAATAGTGATTTTAATTTAAACTTAGGGGGTATATCAAAAGATTTAAACCTTATAAAGCAAATTAATCATGATTTAAACATAAAAAAAGAGAAGAAAGATATAAAATTCTTAACTCAGGAATTTAATGAAAAAGATTTAAAAGATTGGAATAGTTATGGAATCACTATTAATACATTAAATAAATATAATGTATATTGTGTAAATAGATATTGGGTTAATGACTCTATTAGAAGAGTATATACAGATAAATTTCCAATATACGCATATTACTTCCCTCGTACTAAAAACAAGAAAATATACATTCCTAATGAGGTATTTCCTAACAAATGGTTTAGTAATGCTAATAATGAATGGGATATTCAAGGTTATGATCAATTACCTGATAAAGGTGACTTATGTATTATAACTAAAAGTATGAAAGATGTAATGTGTTTATATGAATTAGGATATAATGCTGTTGCAACACATGGTGAAGGACATTATATTAATCCTGATTTTATCAGACATTTAAAAGAAAGATTTAAGAAAATTATATTTTTCTATGATAATGATAAACCTGGTTTAATATGTGGAGAAAGAATGTCAGCACTTTATGATTGTAAATATACATATATTCCAGTAGAATTTGAAGAAAAAGATATTAGTGATTTTTATAAAAACCATGGTAAAAGAATGAGTGAAGAAATTTTAAAAAATATAATATGAATCCAGAGATATTAAAACCACTGGTAGAAGAAGGATGGTATAAACAATTAAAACCTTTCTTTGAATCTGTAGAATTTGATAAAATCATATCAAATTTAAAAGATATAAAAGCAAAAGGTAAATCTGTTGTACCTATAGACACAGAATTTTTAAATGCTTTTAAATATTGTCAATATGATAATTTAAAAGTAGTTATATTAGGAATGGATCCTTATCAACAATTACATAATGGTCAACCTGTTGCATGTGGATTAGCATTTGGAAGTGGAGTAAGGGGATTTGTACCACCTAGTCTAAGAAACATTATTCAAGAAGTTGAAGATGATATTGATGAAGGATTAAATCTACGCACATTTCTTGGTGTTAAACCAGATGAAGCTAATTTAAAACAATGGGCAGAACAAGGTGTATTACTATTAAATACAGCATTAACTACAGAAGTAGGAGTAACAGGCGCACATTTAGAATTATGGAAACCATTTACTAATTATGTATTAAGTTTATTAAGTGTAAAAAATAATGGTTTAATTTATATGCTTTGGGGTGAAAAAGCTCAAATGTATTTAAACTTTATTAATCAACATACAAATCATGTATTAATTGCAGGACATCCTAGTCCACTTAATACTAGTGAAACTAAGAAATTCAAAGGTTGTAAACATTTT